TTCAACTTGCTCACCAAAGATAACTGGAGGGCGGCACTCGCGGATGAGATTGAACCAGACGGGCCAAAGGTGGCGCTCGTCGGTAATTCCTTTTTGGTTGCCTGCGGTGCTGAAGGGTTGGCATGGGCAACTACCCGTCCAAACAGGTCTACTGTCAGGCCATCCTGATTGACGTAGCGCATGGCTCCAGACTCCGATACCAGCAAAGAAATGGCATTGGGTGTAGCCTGCAAGGTCGGCGGGTTTGACATTTGTGATACTCCGTTCGTCAACAATACCTGGGGCGATATGCCCCGCGTCTATGAGGTTGCGTAGCCACTGCGCGGCGTAGGGGTCAATTTCGTTGTAGTAGTTCATCAACTTGTTCTTTCGTCCATATGCACATATACCTCTGGTTCAGCGCCGCCATATCAGCGGCAAACATCTTCTGCAAAGGCGACAACCGCCCGCCTTTGGTCTTGAGTTCCACGAACCACGTCGAGCCGTCCGGCAGGCAGGCAATTCGGTCGGCCACGCCTTTGCGCCCTGGGCTAGTGAACTTGTAGGTGATGCCACCCATACGCTCCACCGTCCAGACGAAGTGCTTTTCTATGTCTTTTTCCATGCCGCAAATATAACACTAAAAAAGTTCTTGACGAAAAAATTTTTATGCTACACTGAACGCCCTATCAACTACAGGAGAGTCAAATGGAACTGAAAATTACACTACCCGAGGCCGAGCGCCTTCTCTTGGAATGGGCGCAAGCCAAGTTCCCAGATATGTTCAATGAAGTAGATTTCGATCAATACGGTTACAGCAAAACCTTCACATTCACTAAAAAGGAGTCTGAAAATGAACCACAGTAGCATCGTCGGCGGTAGCACCGCCAAGCGCGTCATCAACTGCCCTGGCAGCGTGGCGCTGGTGGCCAAGATGCCGCCCAAACCCAGCAGCAAGTACGCCGACGAGGGTACGCTGCTGCACAACGTCATTGCCGAAATCGTCATGTCGGGCAACAAGCCGGAGCATTACCTTGGTACGAAGTACGAAGACCAAGTGCTGACGCAGGAACTGATTGACGACAAACTCAAACCCGCGCTGGCGGCGCTGGATCAGATTGATCCCAATCAGGAGATGGACATTGAAGCCGAGACAAGCGTTGACTTTGGTGATTTGTTGCCTGGGGTGTTTGGCAGCACCGATCTCATTGGTCGCATTGGCAATCGCGCTGTTGTGCTGGATTGGAAATTTGGCGATGGCGTAGCCGTAGAGGTCGAGGAAAACCCGCAACTGATGTTCTACGCCGCTGCGGCCATGCGAACGCCCGCCGCCCAATGGGCGTTCGAGGGCGCGACTGAGATTGAGATGGTCATTGTGCAGCCGCCCGCTGTCAAGCGGTGGGTGACTACGCCCGAGCGCATCGCAGCGTTCGAGTTGGAACTGGTGCAGGCCGTCAAGGCGTCCGAAAAGCCCAACGCCAAGTTGTCCGTGGGTGACCATTGCCGCTGGTGTGCGGCCAAGCCGGTGTGCCCTCAGATGACCGGCGCGGTAGACCGTGCGCTTCAGACCAAACTGCAAGCCATCGACACCCAGATGCTGGGCGCGTACTTGGCCAACGCCGATATGCTGGAGCAGTGGATTACCGACCTGCGGGCGCTGGCGTTTGCTATGCTGGAGTCCGGCACGCCCGTGCCGGGCTACAAACTGGTGGCCAAGCGGGCCACACGATCATGGACTGATGAGGAGAAGGCCAAGGCCGAACTGCTCAAAAGTCTTCCCGAATCTGAAGTGGTGGAGATGTCCGTAATCTCTCCGGCCAAGGCTGAGAAGGCGCTCAAAAAGCGCAAGATTGGCCTGCCGGACGATTTGGTCGTCGCCATCTCGTCAGGTAACACCTTGGCCAGCGTGGATGACCCGCGCCCCGAGGTGATTTTGTTGGGCAAGCAATTAACCGCTGCCCTTTCTAAACTGCAATAAAGGAACTTTATGTCCAATCTAGTAGCGTTCTCTCAAGCGGGCTTGCCCGCAGTCTCCACCCTCGCAACTTCCCTGCGGGCAATCCAATCCGACGTAGGCCCAGCCGGTACTGTCATCCTCAAGATGGACAAGACCGGGCATTGGGTGTTCGGTGCGGATCAGACCGAAGTGGAAGATGACAGCACCTGGGCGGTCAATCCTTTCTCGTTTGTCCACGGCTTCATTGCCTGGGGCGACGGTGAAGTGTTGGGTGAAAAAATGGTGCCTGTATCTCAGCCCTTGCCGGAACTGGACGGTGCGCCGCCAGCCGCCAAAAAGGGTTGGGAGACACAGGTGGGTATGTCGCTGAAGTGCATCAGCGGCGAAGACAAGGGCATGGAAGCCCGCTTTACGACCACTTCGGTGGGCGGCAAGCGCAGCGTTCAGGCTCTTGCCGTGGCTTTGGCAGATCAGGTCGAGAAAGACCAATCCAAACCCGTGCCGGTCGTGCGCCTCAAAAAGGAGCATTATCAGCACAAGTCGTATGGCCGGATTTTTACGCCGGTCTTCGAGGTTGTGGATTGGGTTTCTCTTGACGGTGAGCCTGAGCCGCCTAAAGTGGAAGCAGCCCCAAGTCGTCGCCGTCGCGTAGCGGCCTGATGACTCTCTGGGTTGATTTTGAAACCCGTAGCGCCTGCGACCTAAAAGTCGCGGGCGTCTACAACTACGCGCAGCACGGCACGACCGAGGTGCTGTGTATGTCCTACGCTTTCGACGACGAGGACGTTCAGACATGGTTGCCCGACCAGCCGTTTCCCTCGCGGGTCGCAAACCACAAGGGCTTGATTTACGCCCACAACGCCGCTTTCGAGCGCCTAATTTTTTGGTATGTGTTGCAAATCAATTTCAAGTTGGAGCAGTTCTACTGCACCGCCGCACAGGCCCGCGCCAATTGCGCCCCTGGCTCACTTGAAGACGTGGGCCGCTTCGCTGGCGCGTCCATGAAGAAAGACCATCGCGGGGCGCAGCTAATCCGCCGCATGAGCGTGCCGCCCTACGAGGAGTCGCCCGAGTTGACCGCCGAGATGGTGGCCTACTGTGAGCAGGACGTGCGGGCCATGCGGGCTATCAGCAAGGCCATGCGGCCATTGTCAGCGCAAGAGTTGGGCGACTATCACGTCAACGAGCGTATCAACGACCGTGGCGTGCTGGTGGACGTGGAACTATGCCGCGCTGCGGTCAAGTACGCCAGCGCCGAACTGATTGAGATTCAAGACATCGTGGCCGAAGTGACCGAAGGCGCAATTACCAGCGTTCGGTCGCCGAAGATGCGCGATTGGGTCTATGCCCGCGTGGGTGACGAGGCCCGCAAACTGATGCAGAAGGACGGCAAGGTCAGCATTGACAAGACCGTCCGATTCAATTTACTCAACTGTGATGGAGTGCCACCCGATGTACAAGAAGTCATCCAATGCGCCGACGACCTATGGGCGTCGTCAGTTGCGAAGTTCAGCCGCCTTGCACAGCTATCAGATGAAGAAGATCAACGAGTTCGCGGAGCTTTTGTGTTCGCTGGGGGTTCCGCAACAGGTCGTGCATCAAGTTACGGCGCTCAAGTCCACAACTTCACCCGAAAATGTGCTGAGGCTCCTGAAGATGTGCGCTTTGCAATGGTTCGTGGCCATGCAATCGTCCCCCGATATGGAAAACGAGTCACCGATGTCCTCAAAGGGATGCTCCGCCCTGCATTGATACCGGCCAAGGGTAAGCAGCTAATGGTGGCCGATTGGGCCGCCATTGAAGCTAGGGTAAACCCTTGGTTGTCCGGCAAGGGTGACGCCAAGCTGGCGCTGTTCGCGTCTGGTGAGGACGTGTACAAAGTCAACGCCAGCGCGACGTTTCACGTTCCCGTGGCCGACGTGACCAAAGATCAGCGCCAGATTGGCAAGGTTCAGGAACTGGCTTGCGGCTTTGCTGGCGGCGTGGGCGCGTTTGCTGCGATGGGCCGCATCTACGGGATTACCCTACCTGAGTCCGACGCCCGCCGCATGGTGGACGGGTGGCGTAGGGCAAACCCTTGGTCTGTACCCTACTGGCAAGACCTAGAATCTGCCTACACCCGCGCCATGCGGAACAAGGGCAAAGAATTCGGTGCAGGCCGCGTCACCTATATGTACGACGGCCAGCACCTGTGGTACGCCCTACCCTCTGGCCGCGTCTTGTGCTACCCCTACGCCCGTCTTGAATCCGAAGGTATCACCTATGCCAAGGCTGCTTGGAAGCCCGCCGCTGACGCTACCGAATGGCCCCGCGCCCGCCTATGGAAAGGGCTTGCCTGCGAGAACATCACCCAAGCCGTGGCCAATGACCTGCTGCGCCATTCGCTGCGCCAGCTTGACGACGTGGTTCTGCACGTCCACGACGAAATTGTGATTGAAACCTGGACGCCCGACCCCGATGCGTTGCGCTCAATCATGTGCACCCCGCCCGACTGGGCCAAGGGTTTACCCCTAGACGCTGAAGTCTCAATCATGGAGAGATACGGAAAATGAACTTCTTAGACTACTTGGCCAACATCGCGCCCGAGGGCGAAACCATTTTATTCGTGCGGCAGAAGCCCGCCAAGCCCGAGCAATTTCACGCCGACGGCGCTCTGAAATGCTCATGGCCTGCGTACCTGCCCAACAAGTGGAAGCCCGACCAAGCGTGGTACTGCAACACCGGTTGCTTCATCATTGACCGATTCGAGGCTGGCCGCCCGTCCGCCCGCGCCGATAACTGTGAGCGCGTGGCGTTCCTCGTACTGGACGACGTGGGAACAAAGGCCAAAGTCCCGCCCATCGACCCGACGTGGATCATGGAGACCAGCCCCGGCAATTACCAGTACGGTTACACCTTCGGCCTAGACGACCAGCCCATGAAGGGCGACTTTAGCGCAGCCATTGTGGCCATCGCCGATGCGGGCTACACCGACGGTGGGGCCATTAACCCCGTGCGTAACTTCAGGCTGCCCGGTTCCATCAATCTCAAACCTGGGCGTGAGCGTTTTGCGTCCCGTTTGGTTGAGTTTCACCCCGAACGTGAATTTTCTTTAGCCGCCATCTGCACCGCCCTGGGCGTGACCCCGAACCCCGCCGACACTTCAACCGTGCGCCCAATCCGGCTCACCGACGATGGTGGCGACGACGTGCTGGCGTGGGCCGCGGCCCGTGGCGACCTGCTGGAGCGTGGCAACGCCAGCGGCTGGTGGGGCGTGGTGTGCCCCAATCACGGCGAACACAGCGACGGCAACCCGATGGGCCGCTACCACCCGGTCAACCGCGCCTATTGCTGTATGCATGAGCATTGCTCCGAGTGGGACAGCGTGGCCTATCTTGAGTGGGTCGAAGCCCAAGGCGGCCCGGCGCGTGCCCACGGCTTGCGCGACGAGTTGCTGGCCGCCGTGATGGACGGTGCGTTGTCCAAACTGGCCCCGACGCCTGAATTCCCCGACGAGGCCGCCGAGGTCATCGCCGCGGTGGAGCAGCGCGAACTAGGCCGGATTGAAAAATCGCAGTGGTACGAGCGTTTTGCGTACATCCAAGACGACGACGCCTATTTTGATATGCAAGACCGCCGCGAGTTGTCGCGCAGCACGTTTAACGCCCTTTTCCGCCACATTCGCTGCGTGTCCATCCGTGACCAGGGCGGCAAACGGCAAGTGGAGGCGTCCATATCTTTCGACGAGAACAGACAGGCCAAAGGCGCGAAAGCGCTGGTCGGCATCACCTATGCTGCGGGCGGCTCGGTGCTTGTGGCCCGTGAGGGGCTGGTCTACGGCAACCGCTGGCGCGACGCGCGGCCTACGCCCGTTCCGGGTGACGTGGGGCCGTGGATACGCCACCTAGAGCGCATGGTACCCATAGACTTTGAGCGTGAGCACCTATTGAACGCCCTTGCCCATAAAGTGCAATTCCCCGGCCACAAAATCAACCATGCGATCCTTATGGGCGGCTCCCCAGGCAGCGGCAAAGACACCCTGTTTGCCCCGTTCTTTTGGGCCATCGGCGGCAAGGGCAAAGCGAACTGTTCCCTTGTGAAGTCCGAAGATCTGAGCAGTCAGTGGGGCTACGCCCTTGAATGCGAAGTGATGGAGATCGCCGAACTGCGCCAGACCGAGGCCAAAGACCGCCGGGCGCTGGAAAACGTCCTTAAACCCATCATTGCCGCTCCGCCTGAATTGCTCCCCGTGAACCGTAAGGGTTTGCACCCCTACATGGCTCTGAACCGTGTTTTCGTGGTGGCATTCTCGAACGAGCGTGCCGCTATCAGTATTCCAAGTGAAGACCGCCGTTGGTTCTGCTTGTGGGCCGAGGCCGACCGCTTGCCCGAGGCGGACGCGGTGGCCTTGTGGAACTGGTACGAACATCGTGGCGGCTTTGCAGCCGTGGCCGCCTATCTGGCGTCGCGCGACGTGTCAGCGTGGAACCCGTCCGCCCCGCCACCTATGACCGAAGCCAAAGCCATCATGGTTGAACATGGTATGAGCGGTGCGGAATCGTTCCTCGTAAACATGATCCGCAACCGTTCGCGTGCGTTCGCTGTGGGCGTGATAGGTGCGCCATTCTTCGCAATCTGCGACGAGTTGCAGCATTTTGCACCGCCCGGCGTGAAAGTAGTCCCCGCTGCGCTCATGCACGCGCTGAAAGAGGCCGGATGGGTCGATATGGGACGTCTCGGATCGCGCGAGTATCAGACTAAGAAACACGTTTTTTGCGCCCCCGATATGGCCGATAAATGCACGCGATCCGAACTGCGCCGCGCCATAGAAAAAGCCCCCGAAGGGGCTGGTTTATAGGTCTAAGAGGATGGCTACTAGCGCGGCCACTATGGCCGCTGCTAGGGCTAGAATGGAACCTCCACTTCATCGCCCAGCTTGGACGCAACATAGCAACGCATGGCTGCAATGAGTGGTGTGGGGCCGTATTGGTGAGTGCGCTCGCGGATTATTTGCGTATCCGCCACCCAATCACTACATGGCAAAGATGCAGGGTTTATTCCAATTTTTTCCCGTTCAATAATCGGCCCGCCTTGTGCCCAGTCGGTAGAAGTCTTATCAATCAAGAAGTCATCTTCGCCGTCCCCTGTGTCAAGCCACACATGCGTGGCTGACATGTCAGCATCGGGGTGCTGTGCGCGGCACACCGCCCAATCAAGGGCTGCTTCTGTTAATTCTGATGTTTTCACGGTTTCATGTTCCAAAAATAGATAGCCCAGGGCGTGGCCAGTACCGCGGCCACCGCGAGACATTCGAGCGCGCGCCGGATCACAGCATCTCCCGCACAGTGGCGACTGCTTCGGCATATTCGTCGGAATCTAGCCCATAGGTTTCCACCGTGTGGATCAATACGCCGGCGGCATCTTCCAGATTCTCCAGTCGCGCCAGTAGCATCTGGGTTGTACGGTCGCCCGTGATGTAGGCAGCGCGTTCGAGTTCTGAATGTGGCATATAGGGGCGCAGTGCTGCGGCAATGGTAGGGTGCATGATATTGTCCTTTAGGTTATGGCTAGGATTAGCCCATAAGCGGCCTAAACAGGCCGCTTACAGATAGCCCTAAGCCTGCGGCACTCTTTCCAGTAACGCTATGGTGCGTTTATCGGTAATCTCCTCGCGCATTCCCGGTTTGTACCATTGGCCCTGATTAGACACAGCTATCTGTGTTCCATACATCATGGCGCGTTCGCGCAGTGTGCTACCTGGCCTTTCAATTGTTTGATGTGGCTGCACCGAATAAACAATGCTGCCATGTTCTGTGTTAACCAAAAACATAGAGTCTCCAATAACCATAATTTTCCCCTTATGCTGCTAATTTGATGTCAATGATACGTTTGCGTGTGCCGTGCGCCGGGAATCCAACAATGGCCGCACGCTGGCGCGCTCTGTAGTTGATACGGGAATCGGGCCGGTTTTAACGTTCGCGGATCTTGGGGTGAGATGTACTTGCATTTTTACTGTCCTGTACTGCATGGCGATGTTGCCACGCTCAAGATTGTAAGGGCTTTTGCTGCACTTTGTGTTGCTATTTTAACAATATATGTTGCGATGTTGTTGGCTATGAAAAGCCAACAAATAGCCAACAAAGTGACAACACAACTGCCAACAACAAAAAACGGCTATCAACAATGGTTGTTTTTGTTGGCATTGTTGGCGGTTGTGTGGGCTATGTTGTTGGCAGTGCTGGCGCGGGGGGTTTCACTGGAGGGAGTGCAATTGTTGGCTAAATTGTCATTGATTAGATAGTTTATAGAAAAGTAGTAATATACTGTATAGATATACAGGTAAATATGCTATAGCCCAAGCCCCCCGCGTTTTGATAGCCAACATTGCCAACACAACTAAAAGTGCCATGCTTTAGCGCACCAGGGCGCACCGCACTGGCGCAGATGTTGGCAATGTTGGCTATTGGTTTTGGATAGCCAACATTGCCAACATCTCCAAGTTCGCCGCCCGATGTTGTTGGCATAGCCAACATTGCCAACACAACTAAACTTGTAGGCTGGCGGGCTGGCGGGCTGGCGGGCGCGTGGCCGGTGGCCAGGGGCTGGCTGGCTGGCTGGCGGCTTTGCGCCAAAAGGGGTGAGGGGAGGGCCGACGCGATGGGCCATCGGAAACGGAGCCTTCACGAACAAATTTTTTTTTTTTTGCTATACACTTCCAGCACACGCCCTAGGCGCAGGAGAACCGATGTTCAAATCATTGCCGTTAACCGTTCGCAAAGTCGAAGCGACTGAATCGCGCTTGCACGCTATCTACGAAGCTGCCAAGTTAGGACTCAAAGGCGACACGCTGGCGCTAGCCGCCGGTATGCGACCGGACGAATACCGACAACTATGCCAACTTGACCCACTGGCTGAAATGGCCGCAATCAAAGGCAAAGCCGATGGCGAACAGGAAATGGCCAACATCCTGCACAAAGCCGCCCGCGATGGCGACGCCAAGGCGGCGCTGGAAATCCTCAAACACCAGCACGGTTGGGTGGCCAAACAATCCATCTCGGTCGACATCGACCAGCGTATTTCCATCACCCAGGCGCTACATGAAGCAGAGTTGCGCGTAATTGAGGTTGTTGATGCAGTCGACCAAATACAGCGCTGAAGACGAACAAGAACTGATGGCGCGGCTATGGACGCCGCGCATCAAAGACGACCCGCTGGCGTTTGTGGCCCTAGTGTTTCCGTGGAGTGTCAAGGGCACGCCGTTGGAGCATTTCAAAGGCCCGCGCAAATGGCAGCGCGAAGTGCTGCAAGACATCGCCGACCACATCAAAGCCAACAAAGGGCAACTGGACTACGCCGTACTGCAAGAGGCCATCTCGTCCGGGCGCGGTATTGGCAAGTCGGCGCTGGTCAGTTGGATCACGATTTGGATGTTGTCAACGCGGATTGGCTCGACGACCATCATTTCGGCTAACTCAGAAAGCCAGCTCAGATCAATCACCTGGGCGGAAATTACCAAGTGGCTGGCTATGGCGCTCAATAGCCACTGGTTTGAAGTTTCAGCCACCCGGTTGATGCCCGCCAAATGGTTGACGGAACTGGTCGAGCGAGACTTAAAGAAAGGCACGCGCTATTGGGGTGTGGAAGGGCGGTTGTGGTCAGCGGAGAATCCGGACGCTTACGCCGGTGTGCATAACTACGACGGGGTGCTGGTCATCTTCGACGAGGCAAGCGGTATTGACGACAGCATCTGGGCGGTGACCAGCGGGTTTTTCACGGAAAACACGCCGCACCGGTTCTGGCTGGCGTTCAGCAACCCGCGCCGCAACACGGGGTACTTCTACGAGGCGTTTAACAGCAAGCGGGATTTCTGGAAAACCCGCGTGGTGGATGCTCGGACGGTCGAGGGTACGGACAAGCAGGTGTATGAGCGGATCATCCAAGAGTACGGGCCGGAGTCAAGTCAGGCGCACGTCGAGGTGTACGGTATGTTCCCCAACGCGGGGGACGACCAGTTTATACCGGCGGACGTGGTGGACGCGGCCATGAAGCGTGAAAGATACAAAGATTTAAGCGCGCCTATCATCATCGGCGTAGACCCGGCTAGATTTGGCGCGGACGCAACGGTCATCGCGGTGCGGCAGGGCCGGGATATTGTCAACATCGCACGGCACCGGGGCGACGACACTATGACGGTGGTCGGGCACGTCATTGAGGCAATTGAGGAATACAAACCCGCGCTGGTGGTTATCGACGAAGGCGGGTTGGGCGCGGGGATTGTGGATCGGCTCAAGGAGCAACGGTACAAGGTCAAGGGAATCAACTTCGGCAACAAAGCCAAGAACCCCATCATGTACGGCAATATGCGGGCGCAGATGTGGGGCGAAATGCGGGAATGGCTGAAGTCTGCTAGTATTCCCAGCGACAGGTTCTTGAAGACGGACTTGATTTCGCCTATGATGAAGCCTGATTCACGTGGAACTATCTTCTTGGAGAGCAAGAAAGAAATGAAAGCACGCGGCCTTGCATCGCCGGACGCAGCGGACGCTATCTGCGTCACGTTTGCCTTTCCTGTGGCGCACCGCGAGTATACTGAGCCAACACGGCGCGTAAACTCGCAAGGCAGCAGCGTCTCAACTTCATGGATGGGGTCTTAGATGGACTACACAGGAATCGCCGCCGCAGGCGCGGTATCCAACGGCGGCGGTCAGAAGGACACCACGTCAAATATTTTGGCGACCGCCCGCAGTCGGCTGAACATGGCCATTGGGGCGCTGTCCGAGTCCCGCGAGGATGAAATTGACGATTTGAAGTTTTACGCCGGTAGCCCGGACAACCACTGGCAGTGGCCAGCGGACGTACTGGCGACACGCGGCGCGGTGCAAGGGCAGACCATCAACGCCCGGCCATGCCTGACCATCAACAAACTGCCGCAGCACGTCCGGCAGGTAACCAATGACCAACGCCAAAACCGCCCAAGTGGCAAGGTTATTCCTGCCGATGACAAAGCCGACATCGACGTTGCCGAAGTCTTCAACGGCATGGTCAGGCACATCGAATACATCTCGGACGCAGACGTTGCCTACGACACGGCCTGCGAAAACCAAGTCTCTTAC